TCTCTGGTCGCGGCCCGCTAGGGCATCGGTAACGGCGCTCAATGCGTATGGCATCTAAGCGGCTGCGCATCACGTCGCAGCGCGGGCTGTCGTTTAACCTCATCGGCTAGGCCGGGGCAGCTGAGGGATCGTGTGTTGTTAAAGAAATTGGCGAGTCCTGCTGCCATGTGAGTTATTTAAGCATGCTGAAATGGATGATGCAAGTATGCTGAAGAAATTTCTTTCGGTATGCTGAATTTATTTCAGGTAGGCGTAAAAAAGCCCGCAGGGAGCGGGCCTCGGTATTGCAGGGAAAGTATGGAGCTATTAGCGCATCGTATTACGACCGCGCCGGACTGTTGACCACCAGAAAACCATGCCAATGATCCGCAGATCTCCCAGCTCGTCAGGGCGGATTATCTCGTCAGGATGCTCAACGGCATTCTCGGATCGAAGGCGAAGCGAGCCGCCCGGCATTCTGTGGATGAACTTCACCCGAAGCATGCCGCCGTGGTCGATGGCGTATATTTCGCCGTCAATGATTGCGGTTGCTCCGGTGTCTATTCCTATGGTCGAGCCTTCACTAATGCGCGGTTCCATGCTGCTACCTGTTACCTGGGCAGCTACAGCGTTTTCCGGCTGGACGCCGCATTCTCTAAGGGTGGATAGGGCAAAGCGTATCTTGCGGTCGGTTACCTCTTGAATTGCTGTAGAGCCATTGCCAGCAGCCAATTCAACCTCCTTGTACAGCGGAACATAGACCTCATCTGGATCAAGTGGGGTGTCGCTCCCCCATGGAGATAATCCTCCTCCTAGCTGGATCTCAGACACCATGCGCTCGGGGCCTTCGCCAATTGCGAGCCACTTGGCACTGTACCCCGTCGCTTTTGAGAGCGCATACAGATTTTCAGGCTTGAGGCTTTTGCTATCCCCGCTGAGCCACTGAGACACAGAGGAAGGACTCACGCCGCACTCAGACGCAATTGCGCCCTTCTGCTTGCGCGACTCAAGGATGGCTTTCTTTATACGTTCGTATCTTTCCATGTCCATGAGTTTAAGCCTACTGAAATTAAGCATGCAGATAGATTGGAGTGTAGTTGTAATATTAAGTTCAGCATGCTTAAATTGGCCTAGATCCACTAAGAGGCCAACCATGAAGACTCAAGACGCCGCCGATTTATTCGGCTCCCGCAAGAAGCTGGCCGACGCGCTGAACATCTACCCAAGCTCGATAACGCAATGGGGAGAGACCGTTCCACTCGTTCGGCAATATCAGATCCAAGTCCTATCCAAAGGAAAATTGAAGGCCACGCCAGAACAGCGCAAGCCTGCCGCTTAATTGCAGGCATAAAAAAGCCACCGGGCAAGGTGGCTTCGATACAACACAATCAACTGAGGCAACTTTACATGAACATAGATCCGATAGGCAACGCATTTATGCAAGCCATAGACGAATCCCAGGGAGAGAAGGTCAGAGCGCCCGTTACCTGCTTCCCTACATTTTACCGCGACCCTGAATACCAGGATCTCAGCCACCGCCAGCGGCTTGAGGCTTATAGGTGCGCCAAGCGCTACCGCTACGAGATGTCATGCAAGGGCTATCACTTCACAGAGCCTTACAACGCTTTCATTGCCCGCATAACTGAAGAGCTGGAGCTATAACATGGCGGCATTACCTTACATTCAGCTTTATGTGGCGGACTACCTAGCCGACACGATGCATCTCGAAGCAGAAGAACATGGTGCTTACCTGATGCTGATCTTCAACTATTGGCAGACAGGCAAGCCGATACCCAAGGCCAGAGCGCAAGCAATATCAAGGGTTCCCAACGAACGTTGGAATTCTGTTGAACAGAAGCTCAACGAGTTTTTCAACGACACCGGAACGCACTGGCAACACAACCGTATCGACGAAGACTTGCTAAGGGTGGAAGGCAAGCAAAGCGAGGCATCTAAGGCAGGAAAGGCTTCAGCAGCCGCCAGAAGGTCAAAAAAACTAGCCGAAGCTCAACGAACGCTTAACGCCCGTTCAACGAACGTTGACGATCCGTTGCAACAGAATGGCAACCATACAGATACAGATACAGATACAGAAGAAGATAAAGAAAAACCTCTTGTACCATCTGCCGATGGCACTAGTGATTACTCTCAAGACTTCGAGAAGCTTTGGAAAGCCTACCCAAAGCGTGATGGCAACAATTCCAAAAAGGCAGCATGGAAAGCGTGGAAGGCAAGAACCCGTTCGGGCGTGCCGGCCAATGATCTAATTCTTGCCGCATCTCGATACGCCGAGCAAATGCGATCCAAGGGAAATATCGGAACCAGCTTTGTCAAAACGGCTTCTGCATTTCTCGGCCCTGACGAGCATTGGGCTGAATCGCTGAAATCCAACGTTCACGAGTTTCGAGCCAAGGGCGACCGCCCAGCTTTGCGGGAAGGCGAGTTCTACCATCCAGAATGGGACGCTGGAGTTCACGAGGTTTGCCGTGATGGCGTACACAGCCGAGAAACCGGCTACCCAACGGCGTTTTCAAGATGACTCCCTCCGAGATCGCGCAGGCGCTGTCTGACCGAGCGCTTGATATTTGCCATCACCTGCTGCCTGGCGGAAAGCGTGAGGGCGGCGAATGGCGTGTCGGCGGCATGGACGGTAGCAAGGGCCAGAGCATGGGCGTCTGTCTCAAGGGCGATAAGACCGGGGTTTGGCAGGACTTTGCCACCGGGGAGACTGGCGGCGACCTTCTGGACTTGTGGGCAGCAGTGAATCGCTGCGACCTGAAGCAAGCGATGGAAGATGCAAGAAAATACCTCGGCCTTCGCGATACGCGCCTGGAGCCAGTTGCTCGAAAAGAGTACATCCGGCCAGAGCGTCCCAAATGCGCTGCGCCTAAGCCGAAAAGCCCAGTGATGGAGTACCTGGAAGGTCGCGGCCTTGAGGATCGCACGATACAGGCTTTCAAAATTGGCGAAAAAGGCCGGGATATTGTTTTCCCATTCTTGCGCGACGGCACGCTGATTCATTGGAAAACCCTTGGCGTTGACCGCGTTGACGGCAAGAAAAAGATCATGGCTGCTTCTGGATCTGAGCCTTGCTTGTTCGGCTGGCAGGCAATACCCAAAGATGCGCGTGAGGTCACGATAACCGAGGGCGAGATTGACGCCATGTCGGCGTGGCAGTACGGCAGGCCCGCTCTGTCGGTTCCAATGGGCGGCGGTTCAGGCGCCAAACAAAACTGGATCGAGCACGAGTACCAGAACTTACAGCGCTTCGACGTGATTTACATCTCGATGGATGAAGACGAGGCGGGCCAGATCGCTTGTGACGAGATAGTTAAGCGGCTTGGTCGTGAGCGGTGCCGCATGCTCAGCCTTGGGTGCAAGGACTTCAATACCGCATTAGACGCGCTTTACTACACCCGCGAAGACGTTGACGAGCGATACGCCAAAGCCAAGAACCTAGACCCCGAGAAGCTGGTCAATTCGGCAGACTTTAAGGCGGACGTGCTGGCTGAATTCTTTGAGAAGAACCCCGCAATGCTGGGAATGGAGCTTCCTTGGCTCAAGGCCCGTGAGCTGATCCGGTTCCGTGGTAGCGAGGTAACGGTTTGGACTGGCTGGTCTGGCCACGGGAAGTCGCAAGCACTTAATTACATAGCCTTTCACGGCATGCGCGGCCCGACCAAGGAGCGCTTTTGTATCGCCTCGATGGAAATGCCAGCCAAGCGCACGTTGCAGCGGATGGTCAGGCAGGCGGGCGGCATAGCTCACCCGAGTCGTGGTTACGTCGGACGCATCATGGACGAGATAGGCCCGAACCTCTGGATCTACAACCAAGTTGGCTCTGCAAAGACCGATGAAATGCTCGACACCTTTCGCTACTGCGCCAAGCGATACGGCGTTCGGCAGTTCATTGTAGATAGCCTGGCGAAGCTCGGCATGGGCGAAGACGATTACAACGGCCAGAAGGCGGCTATGGAGGCGCTGGTGGGCTTTGCTCACGAAATGGATGTACACGTTCATCTTGTTGCCCATCCTCGCAAGGCTCAGGACGAGAGCGAGCCTCCCGGCAAGCTGGATGTGCGCGGCGGGGCGATCCTTACCGACCTGGCAGACAACGTAATGACCGTCTGGCGCAACAAGCGCAAAGAGCAGGCGCTGAAGGAAGGAAACCACGAGTTTGATTCGCACGGCGACGTAAAGATTCTGATCGGTAAGCAGCGGCTAACCGGGGTGGAAGGAAATATCCCTCTTTGGTTCGACCCAGCCTCCGCGCAATACCTCGAAAGCCAAGGCCAGCGGCCAAGGAGCTGGGTGGATTACTCAGGCCCAAGAGAACAAGAGCCCGATCAATTAGGAGCTACAGCATGACCACCAGAACCAAATCACCCCGCATACAGCAAGACCTGCGCCTATTGATCGACGCAAAGCTGGCAACCGGCTGGCATATCGAGTCACGCGACCCGCTGACGCTCGGCAGGATCGGATGCAAGCAGAAGATCGAGCTGCGCCAGAACGGCGTGTTGGTGAGCTTATGACCATCCGCCGCCGCACTCTCATATTCATCACTACCGCGATGCTCTCGGCATCCATCGGCAGCATCGCCTGGCTGGCCTGGCAGGTTGCTAGGGCGGTGTGGGGATGAGTGCAAGAACATTCCGCATCCAAGGCGCTGCCGGGATACGTCCAGCGTTCAAGGCCGCATGGGATTTGGTTCAAGGGCTCATGCGCGACACCGGAAGCGGTTATGAGCTGGTATTGCGCCCCCTCAAGTCCAAGCGGTCAATCGACCAAAACAAACGGTACTGGAAGCTGCTGATGGAGCTTGCGGACATTGCCTGGATTGATGGCCGTCAGTACAGCAAAGAGGCGTGGCACGAGCACCTGCGCCGCGAGTTCATTGGCTGCGAGGATCTGCCGGGCGGCGGGGTGATCGGCATTAGCACAACAACACTGAGCGTCCAGGAATTTGGCGATTACATGATTCGAATCGAGGCATGGGCTGCTGGCGAAGGCTGGCCACTGATGGAGGAAGCAGCATGAACGGCGGACGCACACCAACGGTTGCAGAGAAGGGTTATCACGACAAATTGGCGCAAGTGGTGGGGTGTATAGCGTGCCGAATCGATGGCCGATTTAACGATTATGTGTCGATTCACCACGTCGAAGGGCGAACGGCTCCAGGGTGCCACATGAAGGTG